ATAATGGCATTAAAACGAATGGAGGTCGTCACGAAAACCATTGGTGACGCAACTTTCTACATCAAGCCTTTTGGCGCATTCACGTCCGCAAATCTGAGCGGAGAACTTGCAAAGATCATTTCCCCGTTTATCGGTGGAATTCTGCCTGCTGTATCTGCCGTATTTGGCAAACTTGATCTTGATGTTGAAAAAACACAAGCAACAACAACCGAAAATACTGGCGATATTATGGACATGCAACTGGACGATGCTATCGGTGCATTTACAGATGCTTTTTCTACTCTCTCTGGCGATAAAATCGAACAACTCATGATGCAGTTGCTCATCAACAACCAGAATATATCCGTCAATTGCTATGCAACGGAAGATAGACCTCAACTTCTCACCAAAGATCTTGCTGATGAAATTTTCTGTACCGACATTCAGGATATGTATATTCTCTGTTTTGAGGTTATCAGAATTAACTTCAAGGGTTTTTTCAAGAAGCTCGGAGGCCGATTTGGAAAGCTGCAAGGAATTATTCAGCGGTTGACTCCGAGTACAGCAAATACGGATACCTCGATGCAAGCCAGTTCTGCGAACTAGAAATGAGAATGTACACGCTAATCAAGGCGAAGATCGCCTCAAAATCAGAGCTTGATGAAGCATACACCCTTGATGAAGCGTTGAAGTTATACGCACTTTATAGCATGGACTGTGACATAGAACGTGCCGTTTCAGAAGAAATGAAGCGACAGTCTGATTAAAAGATTCTCTCCTTCCGCATATGCGTATTCAAAAGACCTCCCATTGGTGTGGGAGGTCTTTTGTTACGGGTCAGTATAGAACAGAAAGCAAAAATTTATGAGTTTTTTCATCAATTTCGCAGAGAGCCTTCTTACCGTCATTGAAAACTATAGATACTTGATAGGTTGTTTTGCTTTTGCCTGATGCTGCTCCGGCAATAGCACCGACCCCACCGAACAATAATGCTCCAGCAGCCCCTCTTGCGGCTCCACTGATAAGGCTTTTTCTAGACGACTGATCTACGACCTCCCATTCAGAAACAGTGTTTTTGTTCACAAAAATCTTTTTTGGGCCGATAAGAAATCTTGGCACAGAAATCAACAGGCCCTTTCTGGCGTTCTTCCATGTTATAACGCCGCCCTTATAATCGCCAGCAATTACTTGATTCAAATCCGACACACTCCTTTGTAATTAGTGGAAGCGATTTCATTTTAACAGTCTTTCTTCTGTGCGTCAATCCTCATATGGTACGAACGGTGGTGTTCTTATGACCCTAGCAGAATTTATTAACGTTGTTGGCTTCAAAGTCAAAGACGGCGATATAAGTAAAGTAAACAACTCGATCAATACTATAAAAAACACAGCGCAAAAGGCTTTAGGTGCTATAGGAATATCCCTTTCGATTGCAGGGATTACGAGCGTTATAAAGGATTGTGTTTCCCTCGCGTCTGAAGCCGAGGAAATGCAAAACAAGTTTGATGTCGTGTTCCAAGGCATGAACGAAACCGTAGAGGAATGGGCGAAAAACTACTCAGATGCAATAGGTCGAAATGCAAATGACATAAAAACCTACATGGCAGATATGCAAAATCTGGTTGTAGGTTTCATGGGAACTGATATGAGACAAGAAGCCTATGAGCTTACTCAGTCTATGACAACCCTGGCTTTAGATCTGGCATCCTTCAACAACATAGACGAGGGTATTGCTGTAAACGCAATGCAAAAGGCGGTTATGGGCGAATCGGAAGCAGCGAAAACAATCGGTGCTGTCCTCAATGATGTTACACGAGCCGAAGCTATGCATCAGCTTGGGCTTAAAGGAAAGTACGACGCCTTGGATCAAGCGACCAAGATGATGGTCAATTACCAAGCAATTCTACTTCAAAGCACTGATGCCGTTGGAGATTGTGAACGAAGTCTTGGTTCATACAGAAGCACCTTAATTGCATTTCAATCCAAACTCAAAGAGATTAAAACTATAGTTGGTCAATTTTTCATGCCAACTGCACAGAAAATACTCCAAATTGGCACGAAAGGACTTACCGTCGTTCGCAATTGGGTTCAGAATATAAGTGATTTTGCGGAAGAACTAGGAGGAGCGCACAGAATAATCACGATTATCGGCGGTGCTCTAGCGGGAATGTTGTTGGTACGAAACCTCGGCAAAGTAGCAGCTTTAGTGAAAGTTGTTGTCGGGCTTCTTTCTCCCGCCAAGCTTCTTATCGCTGCCATTGCTGCAGCATTTACTCTTGTGGCTCTAGTCGTAGAGGATTTCTTTGCATTTGTTCAGGGTAAAGACAGCTTGTTTGGTGATTCCTTGAAGAAAGCAGGAATTGATCTCGCCCAATTCCGCACATCTATTTTACTGTTGAAAAATCGCCTTAAAGATGCATTTGGAGGAATCAAGGATTTTGCTGGTGAAATAGGAACGGGTCTATTTAATGCGCTCCAACAAATTCTGCCGATCATTGTAGATTTCGTTGTTGCAAAAGGTCCCGGAATCATTGACATCATAAAGAAAGTTGCGCCGCTTATCGGAAATCTTGCAAGTGGCAAGCTCTCGATGCTTTTTAGTGTTGCAAAAAAATTGTTGCCCGTTGTTGCAAACGTAGCAAAGACCCTTAGCGGACATCTCGTAAACGCAATTTCGACACTTATTCCGTTCATAGGAAATCTTGCTTCCAGTCTGGGCGGATTTTTATTAGAAGCAATACAGACATTGCTGCCTCCACTGGTTGAGTTTGCGATGAGTATTCTTCCGGTGATTCTTTCGTGTGTAAACGCTATTCTGCCTGTGATTCTTGAGTTCGCACAAGCTGCACTGCCCATAATCATAGACCTTATAAACCAGCTTCTTCCGGTTCTTCTTCAGATCATAGAGGCGGTTCTTCCTGTGTTGTTATCCTGTATAGAGCAGCTTCTTCCTATCATTCTTCAGCTTGTTCAAGAACTACTTCCGATTATATTGGAAGTCATAATGATGATTCTGCCACTGCTGGTTCAGGTCATTGAGGCAATATTGCCGGCAATCATGTCGTTCATCGAGGAACTTCTTCCTCTTGTCAGTCCACTGATTGAGATAATTGCAAATCTAGCATCTTCTATTCTGCCTGTCATCATCACCTTGCTTGAGTCAATTTTGCCGATTCTCGAACCGATTCTCGGCATACTTCAGCCAATTGCAGATGTACTGGCTGTAATAATTGATGCTCTCGGAAAGGTTGCTGGAGGTATAGCAACAGGGATTCAATGGCTTGTTGATGCTGTGACTGGCGGTGGAAGTGACACAGACGCTTCCAGCACAGTCCCCGGATATGCTGTTGGTACAGATTATTCAGAGGATACATTTGTCGCAGGCGAAAATGGGCCGGAACTCATAACAGGACAAAGAGGCAAAAAAGTTTTTACCGCCCTCCAAACAGGAAGTATATTTGCTACAGCCAAGGAAGTAATATCTGCGGCGATCGCTCTGTCAAATATTAGAACAGCTCGGCCAGCAACGGCTGCAAACGTTACAAGTTCTCAATCCACCAGAAATGTATTCCAAAATGTATCAATTAGCAATCAGTTTAATGGAGACAAGGCAATCCAGCGTCAGGCAGCTAACACCATGGGAAAATCTGCAAATGACATAACAAGAGAGCTGGCTCGTGGATTGGCGTATGCAAGATAGGTGATAAAATGGCAAAAGCAAAAAGACCAGTAACAGTAGCCGGAATACAATTCGATGCACTTATTAGTGAAGAAAGATCGTTGACAGCAACTGTACCAACATATTCTGTCGAGTCTGGGTTTTGTGTAAGCGACGCCATCATTCTAGAGCCTGAGACATTGTCTATGGTGCTATTTCTCACCGATACCCCAGTGACTTGGAGAAGAAACGGTGGGCGTGGAAAGACGGAGAGGATTGTTAGCCAACTCGAAGAACTGTATTATTCTGCTTATCCTGTAACCATCGTTACTTCGGATAAGACATATACGAACATGGCAATTACAAGCCTTGGACTAAACAAAAGCACAGAGATTGGCTACGCAAGAGAGATTCCGATTGAATTTCAAAAAATTCGAATAACTACCGCTTCAACGACGACAATCCCTGACTCCTATGGAAAAAGCGGAACAACAGGAGCGCAAGCCGGAACAGCAAGCGTTACTACTGAGTCAACTTCGCCCTCGACCGGGGCAAGTACATCCGCAAGAGACACAGAAACAACCGTTTCAGAAAACGGTCAATCTATAGCAAGAAATATCACACAGATGACCGTTACTGAAACAAAATATCATAATGCACAGGATGTGCTGTGGGAGAAACGGAATGGATTATAGTTTCATCGAAGTTCCTGATATGAATGATAGCATTTCCCGCATCGTCCTTTCTGGGACACCATACCAGATCCGGTTTACCTACAACGATACCGGAGACTACTGGAAATTTGGGTTGCTCAACACTCTCGGAGAGCCGATTATTCAAGGAATGAAAATCGTCCCGAGATTCCCGCTAAATATTTTTTACACCGTTGCCAAGATTCCAGCCGGAATATTTGGTGTCAGAACAAAACTCGAACGCATTGGTCGATGACTTCAAAAACGGAAACGCAAGCTTCATATTTTGCCCTATCGACATTGGGTAAAACCTCTGCTTCGGAATTTCCGTGGAATTTCCGTGGAATTTCCCGCGACTTTCCACGGAAATTCCGGCGCAACCGTAACCGTAACCGTAACCGTAACCAATATACCGTAACTATATATAGATTCTGCGCTAATGCGTGTTTTTTATGAAATTGCAGAATGACCATTGCAATGGTTTGTGATAGATAAGAGGTGAGAGAATGGCAGGTCTTGAGAATTTTGATCGGCAATATCGTCTGTCTGCCGGCAAGGCCGGGGGCACAGGATTTGAGATCGGCGGAGAAAAGCCTGTTCCGCTGCACATAGATTTCTCTGTGGAAAGAACCGACCAAGAAACACAGAACACCGCCACTCTCAGCATTTGGAACCTCAATGATGCCCATTTGGCAGCTCTTGAAGAAAAAGACTGTGTTGTGGCACTTAGAGCAGGATACGGGAACCGTATGCCTCTAATTTTTTCCGGAATCGTAACTCAAGCAGTAACTTCGAATGATGGCGCAGACAGAAAAACTGAGCTTGACATAGTAGACAACCTTGTGGAGATCCGAGACACCTATGTAAGCCTCTCGTACAACGGGACTGTCAATTGGAAAACAATTTTTGATGATGTTTCTTCCCAGATGGGTGTCGCCATCTCCTACTCCTACAATGCCGAGTTTGTCGATATTCCGAATGGATTTAGCTTTGTTGGTATGGCTAGAGACATAATGACCAAGGGCTGCGCTTGCTGCGGTCTTGTTTGGAGTCTCCAGAATGGGGTCATGCAAGTGAAAAAGCCCGGGGATGTAATGTCCAAGGAAGTCTATGTTCTGTCCCCGGAAACTGGACTGCTTGGTATTCCCGCCCGAATCACGGAAGCGTCCGACAAGTCTGACGAAAAAAATACAATCGGCTGGGATGTCGAGTATTTTATGAACGGCGCAATCAACATAGATGACTATGTTAAGCTTGAGAGCAAAATGGTGACTGGGTATTTCCGCGTCTATTCGTTAAGCATTTCTGGCGATAATGTTTCTGGCGACTGGATATGCAAGGCCCGACTGAAAGAGGTGAAGGAATCATGATGCAGGAGTTTGTCCAAGAGATTACCAACACTGTCAATCAGTCTTTGAAGGGCGTCCATACAGCAATGCCTGGTACTATCGTCTCATACGATCCCGGAAGCGGAACGGCAACAGTGAAGCCGGCGATGAAGTTCAGGAAGCCAGATGGAACAACTATCGACTATCCGCAGATCTCTGGTGTCCCTGTTTCCATTTCTCAGGGATCTGGTGGTCAGGCAACAGTTGCTATCCCCATCAAAGGCGGAGACGGATGCATGATCGTAGTTTCCGAGCAATCTCTCGATTATTGGATGTATGGACAGGAAACCCCCACTGATCTGCCCTTCGACATGAGCAACGCCATGTGTATTCCGGGTCTTGCTCCTGCTGCGAATGCTGCCATGCAGAAAGCATGTGCTGAAAACTGCATTGTGATAACGGCCGGAGGAGCAACAACCGTCAAAGTAAAAGGGGACGAAGTTGAGATCGAAGCTCCTTCCGTCAACATGAAATCGCCACAGGTGAAAATAGAAGGTTCTCTGGA